CTCAACCCTGCGGCATTTAAGTTACCACCAGTGATGTTAGCACTGGTTGTGATGTCGTTGGTTGAATTTAATGCGGATAAAACATTTGAGCTTAGACTCAATCCAGCTGCATTCAAGTTGCCACCAGTGACATTAGCACTGGTTGTGATGTCGTTGGTTGAATTTAATGCTGATAATACATTTGAACTTAGACTCAACCCTGCGGCATTTAGATTTCCACCTGTTATATTGCCAGAAGTAGAAATTATACCAGAACCGCCTAGTATATTACCACCTGTGATGTTGGCAGTTGTAGTGATGTTTGAGGTGGAATTCAGTTCTGACAAAACATTTGAACTCAAACTCAGTCCGGCTGCATTCAAATTACCACTGATGATGTTGCCTGTGCCACTAACAACACCAGATCCAAACAGTATGTTACCACCTGTGATATTAGCTGATGTAGTGATGTTGCTGGTTGAATTTAAGGCACTGAGCACATTGCCACTTAGACTCAATCCTGCGGCATTTAAATTACCGCCTGTTATATTGCCACTTGCACTTACAGTGGTACCAAACACATTACCATTGAAGTTAGCTGCATCAACATTGGCTGTAGTGATGATATTGCCCGATGCTGACAAATTGCCAGATGTGTTAAATACCCATTGACCAGTATTGCCACTGCTGTTGATAACGATGTTGCCTGTGTTGGCCAGTTTAACATAAAAGTCATCACTACCCAAGAACAACTCTGATTGATACAAGTTGCCGCTGGTCAAGTGTATGTGGTCGCCATCGTTGGCTGTAGGGTATATCAACAACTGCTGAGTGGTTGTGATTCCTGAACCTGCAGGCTGAAGAGTAATTGTATTGCCTGGAGAGCCGCTTGGTGTGAACGGGTTACCATAGATAATACCGCCACCTGGGAATGCCAAATTGCCAGTGGTATCAAAGTTCCATTGCTGATCTACAGCAGCATTGGCATTGATCAACACATTACCATTGGCTGCGGGAATTGTTACATTACTGAAGCCATTGAAAATCAAACTGGTAGATGCTGTTTGTGTCCAGGTCAAGTTACCTGAACCATCAGTGGTCAACAAATATCCATTTGATCCGCCGTCAATATGAACATTGCCCACATTGCCCAAGCTGATATTGCCAGAGCTTACAAAATTTACAGTGCCTGTTGCACTGATACCAGATGTGACCACAGCTGATGTAGCACTGAGCGTGTTGGCGCTGATTACATTGGCACCAAAAATATTGCCGCTAGATCCAGAAGTAGTAATATTGCCACCAGTGATATTACCGCCTGCACTGATGTTACCACCTGTTGACAAATTGCCGCCAGTAACAGTACCACTTACTGACAAACTGCTGAGTGTGCCAACTGAAGTCAAACTTGAGTAAAGTACATTTGAGCTAAGTGTATTGCCAATTAGATTGTTGGCATCAACACTGCTGGCCGCAACACCTGTCAACTGACTACCATTACCAATGAAGTAATTGCCGGTTATGTTACCAGTTGCACTGATTTCACCAGTTGTATACTGCCCAGTTGTGGCAAACACAACCACATTTGATGTTCCACCTACACCAACTGTGATGTTACCACCTGAGCTTACAACTGTGACATTTGAATTTCCAAGGTTGATATTTGCAACTGATGTGATCACACCAGTCAAGAAATAACCATTACCTAATATATAATTGCCAGCAACATTGCCTGTAGTGGTGATATTTGATGTGCTGTTGATTGGGCTGAGCACATTGCCACTAAGACTCAATCCTGCAGCGTTAACATTGGCGCCTGTAATATTGCCTGATACAGATACAAACTGTTTGCTGGCAATGGTCTGAACTGACCCAGCGGAGTCTTTGTAGAATAAATTGCCGTCTTGATAGTTGATAGCCAACTCGCCCAAGGACAAGTTGCCGCTGGCTGGTACTGCATTTGCTGTGCCTGAGCGTTTAATTAAAATTGTATTCGACATTTTATTTTCCTATTTTTTTCTTAAAAATCACCGCCTGTGACTATTTGGAAATCATTTACAATCTTGATCCAACCAGTCCATGTTCCTGCCCATTTGCTGCGATTCCACTGTATTTTTTGATCTCCAACTTCGGTCGTTCCTGGATAAAATACCTGTGTTATAGCAGTGTCTGTGCTGTTAACTACCTCTAATAATCCCACAAAAACTTGGCTGTCCAATGGGGTTCCAATTGTTCCAGACCAACTTGTTCTATTTACCGTATACACGCCCATTTCAGTCAGCGTGTTCCAATTATTTGAATCGCCACCTCGATCGGCTAGCACACCTGTAAGCGACTGACCGCTGCCCACAAAGCGGTTGGCCACCACATTGCCCGCAACACTTAGCTGTGTGGGACTAAAAACTGCCACATTTGCAGTGTTATTAACACTTACTGTGACATTAGAATTTGCAGCAGGAATTTTTACATTGCTTGTGCCATTGTCAATTGAGCTGCCGCCCGATGCCACAATGCCAGTCAGCTGACTACCATTACCAACAAAATATTGGCCGGCAATATTGCCTGCTGATGTTATGTTTCCAGTAGTACTGATGGTTGATGTTTGCACACCAGTAGGAGTAAACACAGCTACGTTTGCTACACCGTGAACTCCCACAGATACATTACCACCTGTGCCTTGCACGGCTACATTGCTATTGCCCAATGCAATTTGTGATCCTGCAGTGACATTTGACAGTTGGCTACCATCACCAACAAAATATGCACTGGTTGTTATATTGCCCAGTGCGCTAATCTCAGCAAGTGTGCCAATGTTACCAGACGCACTAATATTGCCACCAGTTGAAAAACTTCCAGCTTGGACATCTCCGTTTACTGTTAAAGAAGAATTTACATTGCCAGACACACTAATATTACTAACTGCAAGATTTCCAGCAGTCAAATTACCATAAACTGTTTCGTTGGTGACTGTTAAAGTATTGGCTGTAAGTGTGGTAAAAGTGCCAGCAGCTGGAGTAGTGTTGCCAATTATGATGCCGTTGATGGCACCTTGTGGGTTCAGTCGCCAGGCTTGGCCGGTCCAAATCCAAGTTTTACCACTAAAGGTATACAGCTGATTCAGCGTGGGGTTGGTGGGAAAATTCAGTGTGGTTGCCATATCTTAGTATTTACCGTGGGCTAACCCTTAAAGTTCAGTGTAACCGTAACGCACAGTGACATTACCGCCGCTGGTGTTGTTGATACCAAAGTCAAATCTATTGGTAGTTGAACTGGGAGCGGTATTGCTACGCAGGATGGCATTGGCAGTGCCTACGAACTGGTTGGGTATGCTGGTAAAGTCAATGGGCGTTCCGCCACCGTTGTAGACCCAGGCATATTGAGCACCCACAACAGGCACGTTGGTGTTGGTAACAGTTGCCGTGGCGTTCCAAACTAAGATACCATTGGGTATATTGCAATCAACCCACATGCTATATGTGCCGCTATTCACAGTAAAACTCTGGGTGCTATTGCCCACAGGCACGTTCCATGAGCCAGTGACTTGAGTGGCAACACCAGACAATTGACTTCCGTTACCAAAGAAATAGTTGCCTGTGACATTTCCAGCAACACTTATAGTGTTACCATATGTAACTTCTTTACTAGATGTATTGTAGAAGACCACTTGCCCTGTGTTGGCCACATCATTACGGACCGGTGCCACTGTGAATGTATTGGCTGTGGTATTTCTTAAATTACTGCCAGTGGCGTTGAATACAATTGAATTATTGCCCTGCAGGTTGTTGCCAGCATTGGCACCAATAGCAATTGCATTATTTCCAAGATAGTAAATTCCAGCATTAACCCCAATTGCAACTGACTCAGAACCTTGCAATAGATAAGCAGCAGAGTTACCAACAGCTACCGCATTATTACCTTGGGTATTATAAGCAGCATTGACTCCGACTGCGACCGAATTGATACCTTGACTTGAAGCACCAGCACTTGATCCAATTGCCACAGCATTGGCCAATTGATTCTCATATCCAGCATTGGGACCAACAGCTACAGCGTAGCTACCTTGACTGCTGTTGGCAGAAAATTTACCAATGGCTACAGCGTAATTGCCCTGAGATGTAAAGCCAGCTTGCAAACCAATTGCTACAGCTTGTTCACCTTGAGTAGTTTGTCCAGCACCTTGCCCAAACGACACAGAATCACCTGCGGTATCTTTTAATACAGCACCATTTGATAATGTTAAATTACCAGGTAATGTTAAATTACCAGCAGAATCAAATGTCCATTGCTTTTGCGTATTATTCCAATCTGTTTGGACGAACACACTGTTGTTATCGAGGCCCACATAGGTATTGTCATTAGATCCAGCAAGTTCTATATAACTATTAGCAGCAGCATAAAGATCATAACCAGTAAATACTGCACCATTAGGAAATGCAGTGTTACCGGTGTTGCCAAAGTTCCAATCTTTATTTGTTCCGATAGAATTAGCACGAAGTGTTACATTTGCATTGGCATATAAGAGATTAACGCCGTCGGCGTTGAGATACATGCCCGAAGCATTATTATCTGTTTCTATTGTAATCTGACCATATGAAGTTATTCGGCTACTTCCTGCTGGTAATGTTAATGTGCCATCTGTGCCAAAGGTCCATTGGGCCGAGTTGCCCACATAGTTGTCAGTGTTGATCACAATGTTGCCAGTGTTGCTTAACAACACATATTTGTTGTCATCGCCGATGAACTGATTGAAGTATTGATTGTTGCCCGTATCAAAGTGTATGTGAGTAGGTTCGTAACTGACATCTCCTCGCACTCGCAGGTATTGCAAAGCATTTGCACTGGAGCTACTAGGCGACAAATATAGTCCACTAACAAGATTGCTAATGCCGGTGCCTATCACAATCTGATCACTGAATGTCACATTGCCGGTGACACCTGTAAGTTGACTACCGTTGCCAAAGAAATAGTTTCCAGAAATATTGCCTGTAGTTGATACTGGGTTAGTGCCTAAAGCAATCAAATTGGCTACCACATTAGCATTGCCATAACTTGAGACAATACCAGTTAATTGACTTCCGTTGCCAATGAAATAATTGCCAGTGACGTTGCCTGTTGCCGAAATTAACCCAACTGTTTTTACATTACCACCAATTACATTGCCTGTGGCAGAAAGTGAAGTTGAACTTGAAAAAATGCTAATACTACCTTGAACTGTGGCGCTACCAGTCACAGCCAGTGTAGCAACATTGGCAATACCTGCAGTAGTTAAGTTACCACCAGTGATATTACCAGTTGTGCTTACTGGGTTACTTCCCAATGCAGCCAAGTTGGCCACAACATTAGCATTGCCATAACTTGAGACAATACCAGTTAACTGAGATCCATTACCAATAAAGAACGAACCTACGTTGGCAGTGATATTGCCAGTGGCTGATAAGTTACCAGTTACTGTGGTCTTGTGTAAATCAGTATCACCATCCACACTTAGGTATCCGCCTGTGCTGAATCCTGTGCCAGTTTGTATAACCCCACTGGCTACAACTTGGGCGCCGGTTAACAAGTTACCACCTGTGACATTGCCAGTGGAACTAACTGGATTTGACCCCAGTGCAGCCAAATTGGCCACAACATTGGCATTGCCGTATGTGCCACCTGAACTGAAACTTTGATAGGCTTCCATCTCAGCCCACTGATTTGAAGTGTCATCGTTAAAATACAGATACTGAACACCAGTGTCTGACTCAATCCAGATGTCGCCAATACTGGCATCATCAGGTGCGCCTTGGCTGAAATATACATTTGGACCACCGCCACCATTGCCGGTAATGCCTGTTAAGTAAGCACCATTACCATAGTAGTAAACAGCATGAACTTCATCAAATCGTCGATTGGCCCTACCTAAATCATACACAGCATCAATGCTGGGCACAGTGGTGCTAGCCACTGTAACATTGCCTACTCCATTACCAGCCAAGATAAGATCAAGATTGGTTTCGTTTGTGCTGATCCGATTGTTACTGATTACAACTTGTGAATCCACAGGACCAGCTGCCCAAACATTGGCAAAATTGTTGTTTACAGCGTTAAACGCATCGCGCAGAGATTCGCCGGTGCCGTCGTTGGCAACTTGGCCTACATTGATTTGTTGTTGTGGTTCACTCATGCTGAATCTGGGTCCTATGGTATATTTACCAGAACCTAGACCTTGCTGAGTTTGGGTCAAACTCCAAATAACTTTTGAAATTCAGCTATGTTCTGGCGTGAGTATCGGGGGTGTTTGTTGAATTCTGGCACATCTGCAGTGACTGCACCATGCACTCTAATGAAGTTTGTGTGTGGGTAATCTTGCATGACTTTGAGCAGTTGACGTTCCCAATTGCCAGTGTAAGTTGGATTTGCTCCACTGCGTTTGTAAAATTCTGAATCTGCATACACGTTGTTGAATCTATCATTAATACCAGCCATGTCAAATCCTAACAAATAGATATTTAAATTCTGATCTGCCGCAGCAATAGCTGCTGCCAATGGGCCAGAACTATATCCCCAATATTGTTCAGGAACACGATGTGCGCCCAGACCTTCTAGTGGTTTTCTAGTGTAAAATTTGTTTTTTAATGGATAACCCGAGTGCTGTATTTGCTCACTAATTGGACGATCAGTTGCAATCAGCACGTCTGGGGCAAAATCTCTGTACAAGGCGTTGCATCCGTAGATTGCACCTTGGGTACGTAAATTTTCTAAATTTATCCCTTGTCTGCTTACGCCATTGCCTAATACAAATGCCATGCTCATAAAAAATCCTCCTTGTAGTTAGCAAGGAGGACGGTAGGATCAAATCTAATTAGCTTGTGGTTTTGACCACTTGCGCCAATTGTAAAGAACCATTTTGAGCATTGACACTGTTGATAAGTTCTGCACCGGACCATGTAACTGTGCCTTCGTCTGTGAAGAAGTTCACAGGATAGAAGTTTTCATTACTTTGAATGTTTGGTCCAAGATTGCTGTTGCTGTAATTGTCGTAAGTCATGCCATTCCAGTCACGAATCCACTTGTTGGTAATATAGCTGGCATACACAGCAGAACTGTCGCCCACAGAGTATTCAATATTCATTTCTCCGGCTGCTAATGCACCTGCGGCTGCATTTGCCAACACACAAATACCAACTGGATATGCTGTACCTGATCCAGAACCAACACCAGTAGCAGTGAAAATATCACCAACTGCCACATTGCTTGACCCTGCACCAATTGCCGCCCAGTTTGTGGTACCTACCACAGCGATGCTATAGGCTTGACCAACAATAAAACTTTCATCAGCTGTGGTGGCAGCAACATAAGCTACCAAAAACTTGTGGGCGCCTTTCTGACGGATCAAACGACCATTGCCGCCACCAGTAGAAGTGTTATCTGCCAACAAGATATTCACTTGTGGAAGAATGATAGGATTGGTTGTTGTTGTAGAAGCAGTGCTTAAACCGCCTACCACACCCAGGTATTCAGTGCTAGACAGAGTCTGGACAGGTGCATTATATACTGGATCAGTTAAACTGCCAAAATTTGGATAGCCAATGTCAACAGGAACGCCTGCTGCTGGCTGATTGGTTGTTCCATTGGAATTGATTGTGATACCTTGTGCAGTACCGTACTTTTGAATTTTTAGAGCTCTTCCCATTTGATTTCTCCTTATAGAAGCCCGATGCGGGTTCTAGCCGCTACGCAGTGGTGAGCTGCATAAAACGCCGAATTGCGTTGACAAGTATTTAGCGAAAATGTAAAATGGAACCATCTGCACCTTAAATATACCCATGGATACAAACACTCTCATCGCTCAAGGCAACGACCTTAGAGCACAACATCGCCCTCAAGAAGCTCTCAAATGTTATGCTCAAGCATTTGTTGACGATCCTGAATCGTCAGCAGCCTGGAACAACTATGGTAATGTCATGAGAGAATGTGGCCAACCGCTGCGAGCAATTCCATTTTTACAACATGCCATCATACTAGAACCCGCATCGGCTACAGCACAATTCAACCTTGCTGTGGCATTGTTGCAGATGGGCAACTATGAGCAAGGATGGCGGCAGTATGAAACTCGTTGGAACTACGAACATCTAGCAGGACAACTACCCAAGCACCCGCAGCCACGTTGGACCGGTCAAGATCTCAAAGACAAGACCATACTTGTAGAAGGCGAACAAGGTCATGGTGATAACATTCAGTTTGTGAGATTCATCTACAATCTGCACACAATGGGCGCAAAGATCAAACTCAAAGTCACTGACTCGTTGATTCCGTTGTTTGCTGGAAGTCCTTTGCTGGAAGCCATTGGAAGATATACCGACGATCTTGGAGACTTTGATTACTGGACTCCTATCATGAGCATTCCGGGTGTGCTGGGTGTGACCTTAGAAAACTTGCCAAGGCCAGTTAACTATCTCAATGCTGACATGGGCAAGCAACAAGAGTGGCTACAAAGGCTAGGCCCAAAGAATCGCATGCGAGTGGGATTCTGTTGGAGTGGTAGAAAAGACAACTGGCTGAACGAACACAAAGGTATGCCGTTCCCTGTAATGCTGGATTTGATCAAAGCCAATCCACAGTATGAGTGGGTGAACTTGCAGATTGATGCCAGTGCAGAAGAAGAAGCTGAACTAGCTGCCGCTGGTGTGAGTAGGTTTCCAGGCACCATACAAAGTTTTGCCGACACTGCGGCCTTGATCATGGCCATGGACGTTGTTATTGGAGTAGATACTGCTGTGTCGCATCTGTCAGGTGCATTGGGCAGGCCTACTTGGATCATGCTCAACTGGTTTGGCACAGACTGGCGTTACTTGTTAAATCGTGATGATTGCCCTTGGTATTCAACTGCACGATTGTTTAGACAGCCGGCACAGGATGACTGGGCGTCAGTCACAAAGAAAATTGCCCAATATCTTTCGTGGTTTAAAGTTTAAACTGTTCCACGCAAAACTTTTTAAATTCATCACTTGTTAATCGTTCTCGATTGGCAATTACTCGATTCTCACATTGATACCAATCTGCCAGAGCATCTCCATGTGTTACATAATCTGTAATAAATTTGCATGTGAGTTCGTAACGTTTGCTATCATCCTGAACTGCATCCCAGGTGCGCCAAGGCACAATATCTTCAAACATGTCAAACCCTGCGTCTTGACAAAATTGTGTAGCACCTGGGTGACTTAGCAAAATTGGAATTTGATAACTGGCCAGTGGCTTGCATATTTTCTCAGTTAAGAATCCCAAGTTAGGACAACTTTCAGTCACTATGTTTACAGCACACTCATTGTGACATACTGGTCCCAAAGTTATATCTGCTTTTTGATTTAGATGCTTTTCAAATTCAAATCTTCTGGGCAATAGATGTTCAAATTGTTTAAATTCTTCACGCTTGTGCTCGGGCAGTTGATCCAGTTGATTGTGTGGATCATTTTTAGGATCCCAGAAAAATGTATACTCAATGTTATCAAGCAAGTTGTGTTTGGCCAATTCAATAAACAACCATATTCTATGCCAAACTGCTCGATGATTCAAGCTCATGAATGGTTTGATTTTTTTCTCAAAAGTTGGAAATTGCAACGCTTGTCCATGTATGTAAGTGCTATGTGAATACGAATGAAAAAATGCTGGATAAAAAATAAAATCAGACTCAGGCTTATAATATTTGTTATAATGATTTGCTATAATTTTCACAGGACCGTGCTGTTTTAACTTGTCTATTAGTCCTGTGATGTGTGGTGACTCTAGCACTTCTGGATTTTGAGATAGATCATAATAAATTGTTTGCCTGTTATACTCAGGACAAAACTCTGCCCACTTTGAAATTTGTTCACGAGCACTAACAATATGTTCAGTGATTACCAATGAGTTGTCAGGAATCAACGGCCAAAGATATTGTCTAGTATTATATGTGTCAGTTTGTTTGGTTAAAAATATAGGAGGCATAAAAATACTTAGCCAACAAAAAACCTGCCGAAGCAGGTTCTTTGCCTTCCCATCCCTGGGTTGGTTCTCTGATTAGGAGAATGACAAGTTAGATACAGCAATTTCCCCTACATAATCTCCGGCGTTACCGAATGACGATGCAGTGTTGGTCAACTCAATGTAACCATAACGTGTCATGAATGACACCACTGGTTCAAAGGTTGTTGGATCCAACACAACACCACTGCTCATCAAAGGAATGTATGGGCAGTAGAATGCAGGAGCGTCAGCTTCTGAAGAGCCTTTGTAGCCAACCAGAACTGGTGTGGTGTCAGCAGCGTAGCTGTCAACAAACACACGCATAGAACCGTTCAATGTACCAACAAACTTGGTGTTTGTAGGTGCTTCGAAGGTGCCTTCTGTGGTACGAGCAAAAGCTGAAGTTGTTGCACTTTGCAACACTGTCAGAGCAGCTGAACTAACAACAGCGTAGTTACCAGCGCCACGACGTGTACGTTGGGCGATCAAGTTAGCAACACGGTTGATCAAAACAGCCAATGCGGCGTGTTCGTCACCAACGAATGTAGCTGTACCTGAAACGGTAGCTTGGTTGTATGTGAACTCAGTAGATGCCAATGAGCGTAAGCTCAAAAGAATCTCTTGGTCAATCTCAGCGGTAATCTCTTGTGCCAGAGCAGCCATGATTTCTGCTTCAACGTCAATACCATGCATGGCTTGTGCGTCTTGTGCAGATTCAAAAGTCCAGCGAGCTTGCAGCTTGCGGGTCTTGGCTTCAACAGCTTGTTTCAAGATTTGAACAGAAATTTGCTTACCGCCGGTACCTTCCATGGTAGCTGTGTTGCCACCAGTGTAGGATGTAGCTGTACTTGTTGCTTGTGGAACAGTAGAGTAAGCAGTAGCAATTGTGAATGGGCTCAATGCTTCTTGGCCAGCTGTAACAGAAGTTGCAGCAGCAGAAGAGTCAGTCAAGCTCTGTGCATATCGCACACGCAAGGTGTGGATTTGACCAACAGGGCCAGTCATTGGCTGAACACCAACCAACTCGTTAGCAATAACAGTTGGC